ATATACACAGTAATACACTGTACCATCTTCTATTGCAGTAATTTTATGTTGGTGTTCTTTACGAATAACTATAAAGGTAGGTGCAGTAAACTCTTTAGGCTCGTGACCTTCAATTTCAACCTGCACTTTACCTGATACAAGTAATGTAACATGGTCAAACTTATGTTCGTGACCACCGTATGATTCACCAGCCAATTCTAAAACGTTTTGCTTTACCCAAATATTACCAAAATAACCTAGTTCAAATGTTTTCATGGAAGTTCCACTACCGTTGTTTGTTTAATCCAACTTACAGTTGGTTCGTCCCAGTAGTATTGACTACTATCTTGTGGGTATTCAACTGGTGGGTTCCACGTCATTGTGTTAATATCACTAATCCAAGATGGGTAGGGTTGTCTTGCAGTTAGCTCTGCTTGTTTATCAGCATTAAATTCTTCTTCAGTTAACACTTTTATAACACCTATTAACGTAGTATCTGCATCATCATCACAAGTACCGTAATACAATGGAGTTTCGGCATATGAACCATCAGCATTAGTGCTAATAGGGTAAGTAGATTCATTTGCAAAAACAAACTGGAACCCTTTGATATCTGGTAGGGCTGGTCCAGTACGCATTGGCTCTGAAGTACATAATATTTTTGTGTGTGCATCTATGTTTGTTATTTGAATATACATGTTTATTTACCTGCGTTAAAATTTAATATACTAAAACTCTGCGAATTGCTCTGACATATTTATTAAATACTTTCTGCCCATTTTGTTGACTTCCATTTGAAAAGTGTTGAACCCAACCATCATGAGAGCCAACTTCATTAGAACCCCAATATACGCTAGCTAAAAACGCATTTGCTTCACCATCCCTAAACCCATTCACGCCTGTAGCGCTTGTTTGCACAGGAGAACCGCTTTTATATTTCATGAGTGCTGGTTCTGGTAATACCGCGTTAGCATTAGCCCCAAGTGTAGTGTCATTTGTAGCAGTCGTAGGTTTTAAGAAATAGTACAAAACTTCTAATTCATTTTGAGCTGGCATATACCAATCAGTATAACCATTCAACCCTGCACCTGAATTTAATCCCTTACAGAAATTTGCCGCTTGATAAGCAGTGCCCAATGCTGCTAATGCTGCAGTATTTCCCGGACCATCAATTACGGAAGTTATTCCAGTTGTAGTTCCATATGCTCCCCATGTTTTTAATGCTTCACCGGATGCTTTAGGTGCAACGACCAAATTATATAAATGCCCGTTGGTGGCAATTCTACCAGCATAAAAACCTCCACCGTATGCTGCACCTACTATAGGTGCATCAGGTGCAACTAGTGACCTACGGATAGCTCGACCACGGTAACTGGTACCTGGTTTATTAAACATGCTAATGATACCGGTACTAAAATACATTAAATATGCAAAAGTGTTGGGACTCCAACTCTCAGTACTCGCCCAATACTGGGTCCCACTATCAAATGCTTCTGTGCTACCGTATACAAAGTTTGCTGCAGTTGTTATACCTGGTACAGTTTCGGTATATGGTACACTAACTGGCTCAGGAGGCATTGCATATGCACTTGATGCAGATCCGTAATTGATAGGGTTTGCCTGCCCTGTTGGTTTTAGGTTGTAGTATAATGTTTCAAGCTCGGCTATAGCTGGTAAGTACCAGTCAGTATACCCCCCAATTGTTAGGTTTTCACAAAAGTTAGCTACCTCAAACGCCGCACCCTGGCTCGCTACTAATGCTGACATAGCTGGACCGTGGATATCACTAGATGCTCCAATAGTTGAGTAGCTGCCCCATTTTAACCCACTACATTCTCCTGTTGACTTTGGTGATACAATTAGATCATATACTGCACCATAAACATTAATTTGACCTCCATAGAATCCACCTTTATATGCTGCACCTAATGGTGTTAATAACAGTGTACTTATAGATGGATTTGACGTAACTATTTCATTTGTAGTGTTTACCGATACCGTATACGTATAACTATTACCACTAGTTAAGCCTGTAACAGTGATAGGGCTCGAGGTACCTGTTGCTGTTTGACCACCGGATGAGGTTACTGTGTAGCTTGTAATAGTTGCACCATTTAACGAGCTAGGTGTAGTAAATGCAATAGTTGCTTGACCATCTCCACCAGTGATGGTTGTTATCGTAGGGGCACTTGGCGCTGCAATAGCAATTGACCACAATCCACTTGATTTAAACTTAACTTGCTCGTTTAATGAAAACATTCCGTCTGCTCTACCGGTATATGCAGTTCCACTTGGACTAGCTGCTTTTATTGAATGATTATATGGCATTTGTTTTCCTATTGGTCAATCTTGTTAACACTATCTCAATATCCTTCATTTCTATCACTGGCTGTTTCTGAGTCTGGTTGCTCAACCCAAGAAACAGACGGTTCGTCCCAGTAATACCGTTTGCCGTCTTGTGGATATGCAACTGGTGGATTCCACGTCATAGTGTTAATATCACTAATCCAAGACGGGTAGGGTTGTCTTGCAGTCAACTCAGCTTGTTTATCAGCATTAAATTGTTTTTTTGTTAATACTTTAACGACACCTTCTAATGTAGTGTCTGCATCGTCGTCGCATGTACCGTAATACAATGGAGTTTCGGCATATGAACCATCAGCATTAGTGCTAATAGGGTAAGTAGATTCATTTGCAAAAACAAACTGGAACCCTTTGATATCTGGTAGGGCTGGTCCAGTACGCATTGGCTCTGAAGTACATAATATTTTTGTGTGTGCATCTATGTTTGTTATTTGAATATACATGTTTATTTACCTTTTTAATTAACGCTGTTTACACGGCGATTCTCCGAACAGCTCTGACGTAGGTATAACCGTCCTTACCGTTGTCGTCGTCCTGATCGCCATTGTAGAAGTCCTGTCTCCATGCGTTGTAAGTATTGCCCTCAGTGGAAGACCAATAGTAGTTAGAGGTAAACGCATTTGTTTCCCCAGCTCTAAAGCCGATGCCCGCGCTTGTTTGAGCTGGTGAATCTGTAGTGTAGTTTGTGCTAATAGGCTCTGGTGATACCGCATTAGCATTTGCACCATATCCACCCCATCCAGTATCGTTAGCGTTAGCAGTCGGTTTTAAGAAATAATACAGCACTTCTAGCTCGTTTTTAGCAGGTAGATACCAATCACTATAACCACCTATTGTTAAATTTTCGCAAAACACCGCCGCTTGATATAACGCACCTTTTGCAGCCAATGCCGCCGAGTTTGCTGGCCCACTAATTGCAGACGTTATTCCCGTTGTTACGAACCTATCGCCCCATTTGCTAGCTGAGTTTTCACCAGATGCTTTAGGGGCAACAATTAGATAATATTGCGTACCAGAATCGTTAATCTTACCAGCGTAAAATCCACCGCCATATGCTTGTCCAATAGGTGGTGTTATTAGATAACTAGATGATGTTGCACTTGCGATACTATTACCATTGGTGCTATTGGCAACTACTGTAAATGTATAACTAGTACCGGCTGTTAAATTAGTAACTGCAATTGGACTACTTGCACTACTTGCAGTTTGCCCACCTGAACTGGTTACTATATATCCAGTAATAGTAGAGCCGTTTAGTGCGCTAGGTGCAGTAAACGCAACCGATACCTGTGTTCCACTAACCGTAACTGATGTTATCGTAGGTGCACTTGGTGCTGCAATAGCAATTGCCCACAATCCACTTGATTTTAACTTAACTTGCTCGTTTAATGAAAACATTCCGTCTGCTCTACCGGTATATGCAGTTCCACTTGGACTAGCTGCTTTTATTGAATGATTATATGGCATTTACATGTCACCTGTGTTTGTTCATTTAAAGAATATATTCCGTCTGCTCGCCCGGTATATGCGGTACCGCTAGGTACTGATGGTGTGGATGTTACGATTCGTCTAAATGACATATATTACTCCGGTCATATTAAAATTACACTTATATCTAAATAATTATGTATCACTATGATAACTCACAATCTCATTATACCTGCTAGATTATTGTGTTGGGAACGTTCTAGTAGGTGGGGTAAAGTTAGCGGTGTACCGCTCAACACCTCGGGTGAACCGTATTTCCGTCATCGCACCCACGTAATCTCCCACACTATTATCTCGACCAATACGTAATACATTATAGAGATCTAATGTTATAGTGCTGTATGCTGCGGATGGACCTGCTTGTAAGGTTCCGTCTACCCATAACCGCATACGTCCATTCCAGTCGGCTGTGATTGCAACGTGATGCCAAACACCCCAGTTAAATACACTTACCGGTACCGATAGTGGATTTGATGATGTGTTTCCAATGTATAATGCACCATTTAACCGTTCAACATAGAAGTGGCGTACATTATCGGCAAAGAATGCAAAACTCGTATTATTAGATGCACTAGTATAGTACCAATACTCAACCGTCCAATTAGAAGAATCTAACACAAAACTACTATCAACATTTATCGACAGGTAATCACCATTACCATCAAACACTATTATACCCCCACCATCTGTCACCGGTGAACCAGTAGCAGTGTTGAATGTATTTCCACTAAGTGCAATAGATCTATTAAATGAACTTAAATCTGTAAATGTTTGATTACCATATGCACCACCACCTTTAAGCAGTAGCGTTACATTTGACCAATACGGGTCGTTATATACAATTGCTATAGCACTTGATGCTGCAGATGGTGTACCTGCTCCCATGCTATTATTTGCAGTTACTGTAAATGTACTCGTAGTTCCATATGTTAGCCCAGTAACTACGATTGGACTAGTGATACCTGTTGCTGTTACTCCGGTAGAGCTAGTTACAGTATATCCTAGAATTGGCTTACCGGTTGTGGTGCCTGTAAAGGTAACGGTAACCTGATTAAGAGATAAGCTGATTCCAGTGATTATTGGTGTACCTGGTAGCACTGTTGCATACTCATTAACATCAGTGCTGGGGAAAGATCTACTTGTACCTGGCCATAGTATGCGAACCGCACCAGATCCACCGGATCCACCAGATCTTGAAACCTGGCTGGTGATCCCACCTGATCCCACCACTACTGTTACCGGTGTACCAGCTGTAACTGTGATGTTATTTGCGTATGCAATAGCACCACCACCACCACCGTTTCCGTCGCGACCGCCACCACCGCCACCACCGTATAATCCACCGTTCCCACCAACCTCACCTATTGATGCCATTAGACCTGTTTCTCCAGCTCCAACCCCGGTTATTGATGCACCTGTACCACCTTGAGCATTCCAATCATTTGACCATCCGACTGCACCGGTTCCACCACCTAGTAGACCAGCACCACCGCCACCGGATCCACCCCAGATATCAGAGCCATTGTGTCCATCACCCTTACTAGCGTCGGTGCTACCGTTGGTTCCAGTCCCAGCTTTAACTATACCACCAGCTGATCGATTACCTGGTAGTGCACCACCTGAATATCCACCACCACCACCACCTGCAATTGCATATGATCCGAAAGAACTATCACCGCCATTGAGACTATCACTTGCGGAGGTTTGACCCCAGCCCGATGCTCTACCGCCACCACCGCCACCGACTGCTACTACACTAACCGAGTACACACCAGCTGGTGGATACCATGAATACGTACCACTAGTAGTATATTGTGATCGCCCTGGTAGTGGTATTAGCTGTATACTGCTACTTGGGACACTAGGTGTACCTGCACCTGATTTACTATTAGCTGCAACAGTAAACGTGTACGGGGTGCCCATTACGAGCCCGGTTACAGCTATTGGGCTACTAGTACCTGTAGCGGTTTGCCCACCAGAGCTAGTAACAATATACCCTGTAATTGTTTCACCGTTTAATACGCTAGGAGCAGTAAATGATACGTTAACCACAGTGTCGGTACTACTGGTTGAGGTTATTGTCGGGGCTCCCGGAGCTGTAATAGCTGCAGCCCATTGCCCAGCTATTTTAAGTTGCACTTGATCATTTACAGAAAAGATACCATTGGCTTTTCCTGTATATGCAGTACCACTGTGTGTTTGTGGAGTCGATGTTACTATTCGTCTAAAAGCCACTTACTATCTCACTATACAAATTAATAAGTTTTAAATTATCGCTACTGTTACATGTGTCTGTATTTGTTGAGTGTAATGATCTATTTGGTACCCAAATTAATCTTACTGCATTATATTAGCATCATGCTAGTCAATTAATTTTTAAGTGCCCACCATACCCGGATGCACCACCTCCACTTGGGACAGTATAACTATATCCTGTATTATTTAAGATATTGTTTCGTATGATACCATATATGTT